ATATCGCCCTCGTTTCTCCAGCCCTTGCCAGAGATTACACTTTTTTGAATTAATACTTTCATGATTATCGGATTTTGTACAAAGGTAAAAAAAAAGCCTCACTAGGAGGCTCTTTGAAAAAAGGCTGTGAAGTTATGAGTTATGAGTTACTCAAAAGTAAAGTTATTAAAATATTTTGAATACTTTCCGTTCTTTGATATTCTAACAGTTCGCATAGTTCCAAGATTTTTAAAAATAAAAAAGCCATCAAAGAAACAGCTCCATAGAGCAAAGTAATCTACTCTATCCTTTGTGTATTGCCTTTTATTATTCTGTAGCGGAACTTGAATCGTTTTTAAATTATCTATAGGAGATTTGCCAGTAGATTTAACCTGAACCTTTATAAGTCTATCGCCAGTATCTACAATACAGTCATAGGTAGATGAATCCAGTAAAGGCATAGATACCTCATATCCCCTACGCATACATTCAATTCCAAATTGGTACTCAGCTACGCAGCCTCGTATATTTACTTCCACTATATAAAGGTATAAAAAAAATCCCCCTAATTTCTTAGAGGGATCTAACCAAACTTAACAATGAAAAAAAATTACTCAGAACGAACTCGGTAATTTTCGCAGCATTCATCGGAGCAAAAGTCAGAGCCTGAAATATTATCGCAGTCTGGCGATAAGCAAACAAACTCATCCTCTTTAGGATCGTCTGGAGTCATCCAGCTATCTGGTTGGGGGAGTAGGGGAAACAAAGTACTAGCTAAAGCTAGATCACCTGAAGAATGTATCCAGAATGATCCCAAAAGCATTAGGAATAATAAAACCCCTATTCCCAGCATTACTATTACATCAATAATAAAGCTCTTAATATTTTCCCTTCTCTTCTTTTCAGAGATGGGCTTGTAGAATTTGTAGTGTTTATGATCGTAGTACATACTTTATAAAGGTATTTAATTTTTTTATTTTTTCTATTCTTTGATCTATCTCTTCCATCGATTCTGTGAATCTTATATGATCATTGATCCTCTTCATCTTTTTGAGATTGTGTTTAAACTGCTCGGCTTTCATTTTGAATCTTTTTACTTTATAATGCTTGTATGAATTCCTCAATATCAGTCAAGTTATAGTGCTTGATCTTTACCTTGTTCCAGCCGTTGCTAGGAATCGAAATCCCATAATTCTTTCTTACAGTAGTGAGCGCTGACTGTAATGCTTTTTCGTTGGTGTGATACCATCTTACTCTCCCATTGGAGGTAGTTCTAACGCCCTTACTCGTTCGTTTAAGAAATCCTATGCCTAAACTATCAGCAAAGGCTATAAATCTGTCGTTTAGGTATATATTCGTGTACGCAAATACTGAGTACTTCTTTCGGTGCAGTCTCTCGGTTAAGTCTAATTGTTTCATTTTGTTTAGTTTTAAGTTAATAATATAGGGAGGCGAAAGCCTCCCCTTTGGTCTTTTTACCTATGCTCTAGGGAATACTTTGTCGGTCTAATTTGTTATTCAAAAATGCTACTATATCTTCTATAATAAGACCTATAGTATTATTGGATATATCAGAAATATAATCTTCAGAGACTAATACTCCGTTAACATAAGTCTCTAGTTGGTTAAAATAAGAATCTATTGATGTTTCTACTGAGCATTCTTTAAGCTCTTGTCTAAAAGACTTCTCAGTGTTCTCTAGCTGATTCTTGAGTTGTATTGATATTTTTGAAATTGATTGAATTGAAAGCCTCATAGGGTTTTCTTTGTTAATTGTTTTTTGTAGTGATTTCATTTTGTTAAGTTTTAAGTTAATAATATAGGGAGGCTTTCGCCTCCCCTTTGGTGCTTTTACCTATGTTCTGGGGGTATTAGTCCGATACAAAAATTATTTGTACAATCCCCATTGTCATCTGTATAACTCATACAGTCTGGGCATTTATCAGAGTGAAATTGATTTTGCTCAATTTGAAATTTTGTTGAATTTGGATTTATCATTGTGTTTAGTTTTAAATTATAAGCCTTTTGATTTCTTTAATGCTCTAGCTTTTTTTGAGCCTTCTTGTCCGTTTTCTATGGACTTAGGATTTAGTACCTACTGTGGTTTTACCTTCATCAACAATTCAAAGGTCTGGAAAGTTTTTTTAATTACCAAAAAAAATTTAACTTTTTAAAAAATATTTACAAAAAAAGAGGGATCGTAATGATCCCCCTTCCATAACCAAACAAAACAAAAAGACTAATTATGAAGTCTCTAAGGCTGTTTTCGCTGTAGAGAATGTACCCTGAATTATAGCGTTAGGCTGATAATTAGTAAGAGCTACTCTCTCTTGCGCACGAACTGTAACAAATCCATCTCTGAAGTTTGTAGAATCTTCTCTTGAGAACTCAAGAGCTAATCCATCTCTGATCCAGAGTTGAGTCGCTACTTGTAAATTACCTACTAAGAATTTACCATTAGGCATCGCTGTATTCAATTTGATTGGCACGCCATTGATAGCTGGCTGGATACCTTGAATGATTTGATTTCTTAGATATTCGTTAGCTGTAGATTTAAGTAATACGATCTTATGGAAATCAGTAGGATTCATTAAGATAGTATCAGCTTGATAGTTATTTAAAGCTAATTGATTTAAAGCTACTACGATTACATCAAATTCGTTGGCGCTTTCTACAGACTGATAAAATAATCCGCCTGAGCTTGTAGTAAAGGCAGTTCCATCAGTTAAAAGTCCATCCAAATTTGGTGAAGATCCATCTCCAGAAATGATCTCATTATCTTCTACATCTAATACTTTTGATGGCACTCGAGCAGAAAGATAAGAAGTCATCTGAGGAGTATCGGCTAGCATTTCTTCAGTTACTCTTAAGAAAGTTCCGATTTTCTCAACATTTACTGAAGTAGCAGCTAGATCGAAATCTAATTGTCCTACCGCAGATCCTTGAGCAGTTGCAGCAGCAGCTCCTTCTGATCCAGTTTCTTTTACGAAGCGGATAGTTTGAGCATCTGTAGATCCGTTAGGGATCATAGTACGGATATGAACAGATCGGCTAGGATCAAACTTGAAGTCTGGTACAATAGTTTCGCCAGCAATTACGCCAGTAAAGTTTGCACTCATGCTCATATCACCTACTGCTTTTAATTCAATCTTAGCAGCGTTTGAGTTTCCTTTTAGCATAGCATCTAAAGATCCAGCTTTTAAGGCTTCCTCTACAGACGAATGAAAAGATTTCGGAGTTACTCCGCTTAGAGTCTTTTGAGACTCCATCTCGATGGCATCCATTCTCTTGTTGGCAGCCTCGAATTTTTCGTTATACTCGTTAGTCAGGTTAGAGATTTCGCTTTTTAAAGAAGATTCTACTTCTCCTTTTGCATTATCCTGAGCGCTATGAAACGCTTTTTCGATTTTAGCATCTACGATATCTCCAATCTGATCGAGTTGTTTTTTAGTTTCCTCGTTCATTTTATTTATTTAAGGAGTTAATAACATATTTGTAAATATCAGAGCCTTCCGCTTTTACTTCTCTCGGCTCAGTAACTTCAATATCAGTTGGCTGAGTGATGCTATCGAATAAAGTTTTTAGCTTGTATATTTCAGATTCCAAAGCAAAGCCTAACTCATCGGAGATATTCCCCTTACGAATTAACTTCGCTACTCTATCATAACGATCTAAAACTTTAGTAGGATCATAGTTCCCCTTATAGTCTAAGATCTTAGCCTCATCGTTAGCGGCTAGAGTAACCGCTGAGACTTCAAAAAGGCGCACTTCATATATTTCTCTTTGCCCTTCTCCATTCATTTCTTTTCTTACTGGCATAATGCCTACGCTGTTCTCTGTACTAATCCCAGCCCTGATAAGTTCCATTACATCCTTTCCGAGAGTAGTCTTAGCTATTTCAGCCTCGAACATTAATCCCTTTTCATCTTCTCTCATGCTCAGCATCTTGCCTATGGGCTTTTCCATATCATGCTGGTAGAGATACTTAACTCGGCTTCCAGATTCGCTTAGGGTTTTCTTATAAGCGCCATTTCTGATAATATCATTATCGCTATCTATATTATTGAAAATAGAGGCGTAGCCTTTTACTACCCCAGCCTTTTCATCGGCATCTATAAGCTCTCCCATTGGAGCTTGTTTGAATATAATTTGTTTCATTTTACAAAGATATTAATTTTCAGAATACTCATATTCTAAATGATCCCTTGATCCCTCCTTTGATTTTAAAATAATCCTTCTTCCATTTCTATTCATCAATATCATTTCAGTCTTTTTAATACCAAAAGAAAAAATCATAGGATCTAAACTATCATCTTCTGGATATTGTTTTGTGTACTCGTCTAATAATCTAATTAACATTATCTAAGTCTTTTAATAATTCATTTACTAAATCTATGGTCTGCTTGTATTGGTTGGGAAAGTAGTATTCGAATACTGGATTCCCCACGAACCTATTTTCAAATGAATGAGCTATGAACTCATCCGCCCTATGTACTGGCTTTTTCATATAGGTAATTTTATGACCGAAACCTATCTCGTTTGTCGAAAGACTTCCTAGCCAATCAGCTACAGCTGACATATATTCTTCATACTGTTCATCTGATATATCTGGAAACTTTGATCTTTGAGTCTTTCTCCATTCTAAATGCTTTCTAAGTTTTATAGATCGCCCTAAAGGATCAGATCCCATTCCTCCCCATTTATCTACTAATTTTTTAGCTTCATCCGATAGTTTGCCTCTTTTTATTCCTATTTCCTTTGATTGCTTTGATATTAAATCCTTTATTTTAGGATTTATACTGGTAGCTCGCCTTCCTATCCAGTTTCTTTGAAATGATAAAACATGGGCAAATTCGTGAGCTATTACACTAGCCCTAGTGTCGATATGCCTCTTAATATCAATAACCACCTCATTAGTATAGCTCCACCAATAAGAACCCTCATCTCCTACAGCTTTTCTAAATCCAATATCTTTATTCATATAGGCTAGATATCTATCATCTTTAACTTTGCCGCCAGATATTTCTTCCCAGTTCTTAGGCTTATGTTTATATTCTACAGTCTCTTCTGCCACCTCCTTAGCTGGCTTTGCAGCTGAAACTAATTCATCTCCTATTAGCTGAGTAGTTCTAGCAGATAAAGCTCCGCCAAATCCTTCCAGCTCTACTCCTTCTCTGATCTCAGCATCCTCTTTAGGGATTACCGCTATAGAGCATCTACAATTAATAACGTTAGCAGCACTTCCAGCTGGATCTGCTGGATGATTCATAAGATCTATTCCGAATCCGCTAGGCACTTTAAAAGGCTCGTTATAGTCCACTATAGTTCCATCTATGGAGATATGGCTATCTCTTGTTCTGGGATCGTTATTAGCTATCCATTCCTTTTGCAAGTTATTCTTTCCAAATAGATCAGTAGCTCCTCTTAGTACCCCTTGATTGGCAGCGTTAGTAGTTTCTGTTCTAGCTATTCTCTCAGCTTGATAGGCTGATATCTCATTGAACCTATTCCTTAATATTCTGGACTGGACTATCTTCCCTTGATTCTGGAAGTCCTCATCTTTGAATAATTGTCCTAGTACCTTTCTTAGATTATCTTTTGCTGTGCCTTGTACTATTTTCACCTTTCTGCCAGCTTCTCTCTCTCCTACCTCCGCAAAAGCTGTAGCCCAAGTCGTAGTATTTCCAGTAGATTTTTTTATCAGCTTCTTATAAGCTGTTTCGTACCATTTGGCGAAGTTTACTCCTACAGTTCTATAGAGATCTATATATAAGTTTCTGATCTCATGGATCTCAAACAGACTATCTAGTGGCTGTATTCCTCCAGACTCCACAGCTTGATCAATAGCTGTATTATAGCTAGTGCTGAGGTATCGCCTTATATTAGAGGATTGCCTTCGCTCTTGTTTATCTAATTCATTGGCGAAAGATTGCCTCCATAGATTTCTATTCATCTTGATTAGCTGATCGATTTCTCTCTACAAAAGATAGCATAGCTCGCCCTCCCCAAGCGTTGTACATTACATATCCTTTATCCTTGTAGGGAGTTCCTCTAAACTCTTCAGCTATCTCCGCATTCTGTTCGTGCCTTCTTAAAAAGCTATATATTGAATTAACATCCGACTGGCTTAATGGTCTGCGAGCCGCTAACTGCCTTGCTCTAGCCCATCCAGTATCTGTTCCCATCTTTTCTCTTAGATCATATTTCTCATCCCATTCTAGAACTCTCTTAGCGTTATTAGTTGCGCCTTGAGGATAATCTCTATAGAGTTCCTCTTTGTTCTTCTTAGAAGATAATGGATGCGCCTCTGGGAGTAGATCTGTATCATAAGGCTTATTCTTAAAGCGCCCAGTTCTTAGAGCATACAGTAATCCGTTTACTCTAGCCAAAGCCCATTGATCTTCGCTATTAACGCTAGGTCTTACTGATTCTGGATTTGTTCTATAAGCTCCTACTCCTCTTACAAAGGAAGCAGCCAGCATCCTAAAAGTAGCCCTCTTAGCTGGATCATCGCCATATTTTTCATTATGATCCTCCACTTTGTTTCTTAGAGCTGTTTCCATTCTACCAGT